ATTGGATTCAAGATAACAATTATGAAAATGATATGTTGACGTTTACTGTTGTTCATGATTCAATTGTAAGTGAAGTGAGAGAAGATTTAATTGACACTTATATTGAAAATGCTAAACGATGTATACAAAAAGATCGTGGACTTTCTATTCCTAACTGCCCTATTAAAGTAGATTTTGAGGTCGGGCCTAGTTGGGGTGAGTTAAGTGATTACAAATAAATTTTCTAGAATATCTTTTCCCTTTTTTGGTTTATTAAAAGTACCTTATGAGATTAATATTACCTTTAATAAAATTCAAATTAGACGTAAACGATTTTCACAATTAGAAACTATTGATGATAAATCATTAGCAGGTGATTATTTTGCTCGTTTATTACAACTGGATAAACGCGGTGATTTTAATGTTACCTGTAAAAATATACAAGATTGTTTAGTATCTAAGGTCGTATGGGGATTAGATAAAAACGCTATAATTCACGATCTAACAAAGAAAAATACATTTCCAGCAGAAAACAGAAAAATACGAAAGGTAAGAGACAATCTAGTTTGGCTTGACAAAATAGCTTATCCGTTTAAAGTAAATACAGATCAAACTTTACATATAGATGATATATTATATGGCCGAGTAATTTATGTAAATAATGAGTGGTTTTTAAAAGAATTTATAATGGAGCCAGTGAGCAGGAACTATGAGCGACTCTAATATTATATCCTTAAAAGATGTACTAGAACAAAAGTTAAGAAAAGAACAAGAGTTAGAGTACTATGAACAACAATTAATTGACTTGCAGAAAAAAATGTTTTTTGTAAAAAAAGATATTGAAGTTACTAATTTAGTTATAGACATAATTAATGATGAATCAAGAGATATCCTTAAAGTTTTAAAACAAGATAAGTTGTTATTAAAATGAAAGAAAAATTTAATAATATAAAATGAAAAAAGCTAAAGTAAAAACAATTTATATATCTGATAAGATATATATAAAAAAAGATGATGTTGAAGATTCTAATGACTTAATTAGCCTTTTTACATATGATAATGGTAATGAAATTTTATCTACTTTAAAAGAAGATGATAATTATTTTATTGTTCCAAGTAATAGTTATCATAAACTAGAATGGGAAAAAGTAGTAGATAAAAGAAAATATGAAGAAGCCAAAACAGAGATGACTTTTTCCGGAGAACTAAGATGGGAACAACAAGAAGTAGTTGATGAATTTTTTAAAAAAGGTCGTGCAAGAAGCGGTATAATTCAAGCACCTTGTGGCTGGGGTAAAACATATACTGGTTGTAACATAATAGCTCGTAACAATATAAAAACTTTAATAATGGTTCATACAAAACTCTTATTCAGGCAATGGATTGAAGAATTAGCCCATCAAATACCAAATATAAAAATAGGTAAAATTGGTGATGGCTTTTTAGAAGTAGAAGATATAACAGTAGGTATTTATAAAAGTGTATATAATAATCTAGCACAACTTAGAGAGTCGTTCTCAATGATTATTGTTGACGAAGCACACTTATGTCCCGCCGATTTATTCTCTACTGCTTTAAATAATTTAAATGCTAAAATAAAAATTGGAATATCTGCTACTCCTAAGAGAAAAGATGGTAAACATGTTTATCTTTCTGATTATTTTTCTCCTTTTTTAGTAGCCGCAAAAGATCCTAGGCAAATTAATGATCCTTCTGTTAAAATAATACAAACAGATTTTAGATTTCCAGTAATTGATCCAAAACGAGACTGGTCTAGACAATTAAATAAACTTTGTTCTAATCAACAATATTTAGAACTTATAGCTAAAGAAGCTATACAAATGATTGCTAATCGCAGATGTCCTCTTATATTAGGCGAAAGAGTACAAATGTTAAAAGATTTACAAAAACTAATTCCAACAAGTATATGTTTAATAGGAGAAACAGGTGAATCAACTAGAAAAGATGTTCTTTCTAATATCGGAGGAAAATATAAAGCTGTCTTATCAACGAAGCTTTTTGATGAAGGCATTAGTTGTCATCGGTTGGATACATTGTTTCTTACTTGCCCTAATAATAATCCTATTAAGCTTGAACAACGAATTGGTCGTATCATTCGTGAACACGATGATAAACAACTACCTCAAGTAGTAGACTTTTGGTTAAGAGGACCAATAGTACAACGTCAACAAACTAAAAGAATAGAGTGGTATACAAAACGTGGATACTATATATTTTAATTGGTATGAACTAAATCAAAGAGGACGCAAAGATCCTGCTGCAATAATAATCTTGACTCATGCCCTAAATTTTGACTATAATTATCCAATAGCATGGTCATCGGGAAAATCTTTATTACAGAAACTTCACATACATCACATACCTTCTTTTTTATTTCAAACAGGTATTTTAGAAGCATCTAAAGGTAATATTTACTGTACATATAAAACAGAAAATAATCAAAGCTATATAAGAAATACTAAATTTCTATACTATAACGTATCTGCTAATATAAAAGTTGAGTATATAAAAGCTTTAAGTATGAGAAGAATTTCTGATAAAACTAATAAAATTCCTAGAAACTACATTGAAAGGGATATTGATAACCCTTTCTTAACACATGATAAAAAATTTATTTATTTTAGATACGAGTCTCTGGTTTCAGAGATAAAATCCTAGATTTAGAACCTACGTTCAACAAGGAGGATACAATGGTCGCTTGGGATAAAGCAAAAGGAAAACAAAATACTGGTCAACGCAGAGAAATTGAGCGTATGACAATGAACATTGGGGATAATAAACTTCGATTAATCGGAGATGTATTGCCCCGTTATTGTTATTGGGTAACAACTACTGAAGGTAGAAAAATGCCTGTAGAGTGCTTAGAGTTTAGCAGAGAGACTGAAAGTTTCGATAATAGTGCTGCTAATCCTTTTAAAGAAATTGATGAGGCAGTATATTCAGATAAGCCTCAATTTTCTTACGTCTGTAATGTAATTGATCGTTCAGATGGTAAAATTAAACTATTCGATTTACGTTCTACTATTTATAGTCAAATTGTAGATTATGCGTCTAATCCTGAATACGGGAATCCTTCTGATCTCGAAATAGGATATGATGTTACTGTTAAAAAAGAAAAAACAGGTCCGTTACCTCAAAATGTTAAATATACTTGTATACCTGCAAGAGCAAGCACAAAGCTTAGTAGTGATGAATTAGCTCTTGAACTTTTTGATCTTTCTCGCATTTATAAGCGTCAAAGCTATGATGAACAAAAAGAATGGTTGATGCAAAATACTGCGTACTTTGCCGGTGATGTCGGTGATGAATTTAAAGCAATAGAAGAAGTCGACGATCTATCATGAAAAAATCACTAAAAGATTTAGTTACTGCAGACTCAGAAGAAAGTTCTAATTTTGGGGCTTTTACTGATGTAGACGGGGGCGAAGCAAAGATTAATTTAGATGAACTAAGAAAACATGAAATATTCTTTGCTACACCCTGTTATGGGGGTATGTTAACAGATCAATATTTTTTATCTATGTTTAAACTTTCACAAGCCCTTATGCAGTATGGAATTTCATTTAGAATTACAACTTTACGAAATGAGAGTTTAGTTACTCGTGCTAGAAACATACTTGCAGCAATGTTTATGGAAAGTACAGCAACTCATCTATTTTTTATAGATGCGGATATTGAGTTTGATGTAGATTCTATTTTAAGAGCATTAGCATATGATAAAGATATATTAGCTGCTGCCTACCCTAAAAAAGCTCTACCTATTCAATATGCACTAAATTTTAAATTTAAAGACCCTGCTACTAAACAAGTTCGTATTGAAAATGGTGCGGTTGAAGTTTTAGATGCTTCAACAGGATTTTTCTGTATTAAACGTAAAGTATTTGATAAAATGCGAGAAGCGTATCCTGAACTCCATTATAGAAATGACTCTAATATTGATGAAAAATTTCATAAATATTGTTATTCTTTTTTCGATACAATCCAAGACCCTGACGATAATAGATACTTATCTGAAGACTATACTTTTTGTCGAAGATGGCAAAAACTTGGTGGAGAAATTTGGTTAGATCCTAATACAAAACTTAATCATATCGGCACTTATACTTTTGAAGGAGATGTATCAAAAATTATGGGGACAGAATGATTGATGAAGATTACCAAGCCTGGGATAAATATCCTGATCATAGATGGGTATTTAATAAATTAGATATAGCTCTCAGGCTTGGTTATCAGGCCGGTCCTGCTTGTGTACCTCTTCCTAAAGTAAAAGAAGTTTACTTTAAAGCTATTATAAGACCAATATACAACTTATATGGTATGGGTATTGGTGCTAGAATATTTACTTTCAATCCTGGAATAGATAATGAATTTATTGTTAATCATGGCTGTATCCCTCCAGGGTACTTTTGGTGCGAATACTTTAAAGGAACTCATTATTCTATAGACTATAAATCAACTACGGCACCCGCAGGTTCTTTATTTAGATGGGAACCTTTTCATGCAATGATAGGTGAAAATACAGAAAAAGATCTTACTAGATTTAAAAGCTGGGTTTCTGTTGAGCCTCCTAAAATGATGCTTCCACATTTTATTAACAAGATAATGAATGTTGATTATTTAAATATAGAATGTATTGATGATAAAATTATAGAAATACATTTAAGAACAGGTAATGATATCTTACATAATACTCCAATAGGTACAGAAGTTATCCCTATATGGAGTGACGAAGAAAATACAAGTAAAGAATTAGAAAAACAAGGATATCAATTTAAATCAAATCTATATCCTGATTCTTTTAATTATGGTGCTGATGGTCACTTAAAATATGTAAGAGAAGGATATATGATAAAATAAATGACATATCAATTTATAAAAGAATTTGAGAATAATTATCAAACTATATACAATGAATATTTAACTATAAAAGATTATGTATATCCCTGGCCTGAGCTAGAATTTCATGAAGGAGGATGGGATGTTTTTGGCTTATACTTAGGACCAGAATATGATTATATAGCAAAACAAACAGTTGCTCAACTTGATACTAGTAGTTGTCCATTTACTAGAAAATTAATTAAAGATAATATTCCTTCATATGGAACAGCAGGTTTTTCAATTTTAAGAAAAAATAGTGTTATATTTCCGCACGAAGGAATCGAATATAATTATTTAAGGATGCATCTTGGGTTAAAAGTACCAAATGGAGATATTGGTTTAGATGTGGAAACATATGGAACATTTAAATGGGAAGAAGGTAAAGCATTTTATTTTAAAGATACTAATATGCACAAAGCTTGGAACAATACTAGTGAAGACAGAGTAATATTTCTTTTAGATTTCAACCCTGATAAAGTAAACTAGTATGACGGGTAAAAGTTATACAAATAGACTGTACTTTGAATGGAGGAAAAAATAATGAAAATTTTACATTCGGCAGATTGGCATATACTTCTTCATAAAAAGAAAGTTCCTTATGACTGGCAAATAAATCGTTTTAAAACATTTTTTCATAAATTAATTGCGCTAGAACAAAATTGTGAGGTTCATATTATATCTGGTGATATATTTGATAAAAAACCAGAAGCAGATGAAGTATGTTTATTTTTATCTTATATAAATTCGGTGAAAGTACCTACATATATAATTCCTGGTAATCATGAAGCTACTAAGAAAGGAGAAAGTTTTCTTGAACACTTTGCACAAGAAAATGCTATTAAAAATGAAAACGTACATATTATTACTAAGAATAAGTATGTTGAAGAAGGTAGTGCAAGGTTCCAATTTTTTCCATACGGTGAAATGCAGCTGGACAATTTACCAACCAAGAAACATGAGAAGGATATTCTGGTCACTCATATTCGCGGGGAAGTACCGCCTCATATCACTGCAGAGTATGATTTCGAAAAACTTCGTCCCTGGAAACTTATTCTTCTTGGTGATCTTCATTTTCCTCATAAGTACTTGGATTATCCAGCTTATTACTCTGGT